TAAAGACCCTAAGTACAATGACTTTCAATACATGAAAGCAACCGTTGCTTATCTTAATGGTGGTAAGTTTAAGTATTACAAAGATGAGGAGTTAAAGGAACTTTCCGATGATACGGAATCAAACAGTGCATAATGAGTTTATCTGAGCAATTACATAAGGAGATTGAGAATGGTAGAAATGGTAAAGCTGGTATCATACCTGTAAGCTATGATAGAATAGGTGATTATATTGAGATTGCAAAGAATACTAGTTATGTTATTGGAGGAGAAACTGGATCTGGTAAAAGTACTCTTGCTCAAGATATGTTTATGATACGTGCTATTGATTGGTATATAAAGAATAAAACTCCTGATATCAAGTTATCTATTATTCTATTTGGTATGGAGAGAAAAATGTACCAGTATAGTGCAAGATGGTTAGCAAGAAAGATCTTTACTGAACAAGGGATACCAATAATACCAAAGAAAGTATTGAGTAGACAAGCTAACTTTAAAATGACTGATCAAGAATACGGGTTAGTACAAGAATGTTATAAGATACTTGATGAGTGGGAAAAAGATGATCTGTTGATACCATTTGAAGGTAGTAAGAATCCTTCTGGTATTAGTATGTATCTGGAACAGTTTGCAAGAAAACATGGTACCATTATAGATAAAGACAAGAATGATAAATCAATGGAGAATATACTAGCCAGTAGGAAGTATGTACCAAATCATCCTAATCATATTGTACTAGTCATAGTTGACCATATAGGTATTCTTGCATCTGAGAAAGATCTTGATAAATCTAAAGGACAGATAGATAAGTTTAGTAAGGTAATGAGAGATGCTAGAGATACTTATGGTTTTTCACCGGTAATTATTCAGCAGTTAAACCGTAGTCTTGCTGATGTATCAAGATTGAAGTTAGGTGATCTGGCACCAAAGCTAAGTGACTTTGCTGATTCATCTCAGACACAACATGATGCTGATGTAGTACTTGCTTTATTTGAACCATATAGGCATATAGTAGGTGATCTTGATGGACATAAAGAGAATGGTTACAGCTTGAAAGGATTTAGAGACGAGTACTTTAAAACTTACTACAGATCATTACATATTCTTAAAAATTCGTTTGGGACGAATGGAATCCAGTTCCCAATGGCATTACAGCCAGAATTTGGTATATTTTCCACACTTCCTAAGAAAAAGGATATTAAAGAAGAAATATATCAACAAGTAACAAGTAGTCATTATTTTTTAAACGAGTAACCAATTAATCAATTCATATGAGTACAAAAGAAGGTGTAGAGCAGAAACAAGCATCTACATTAAACAGAACATTTTTTAGTAAAATAGCTATTGTTGGACCAAGTGGTACCGGTAAAAGTTATTTAGCTAAAACAGTAGACAGAGAAACTACTGGGTATATTAATATGGAGAGGAAACCTCTTCCATTTAAAGAAGGTGGACCGTTCAAGCATATGGGTATGCCAAAGAACTGGTCATCATTCAAAGCTAATCTTGAAAAGTATGGAGCAGATTCTACCATTACGCAAATAATTATTGATAGTCAAACAATGGCTTTCAATAGTCTTAATAAGGAAATGTCTGTAAACTTTACAGGCTTTGATATCTACAGGAATTACAATCGCCAAGTGTATGAGTACATTGAGATCCTTAAGAATATTGAGAAGGATATCATTGTGTTCTCACATGATGAATGGTTAAAAGTAGAAGGTGAGGGTAAAAAGAGAATGATGTCAGTACACGGCAAGGAGTTCGAGTCAAAATTAGAGCAACATTTTACAACAATTCTTTATACGGGTACTAGAATAAAAGATGGTAAACCACAGTATTTCTTACGAACATTTGAACAAGATACTACAACAAAAGTACCTGAAGGCATGTTCCCGGATAAAAATGGTGAAAACTTTTTAGAAATACCCAATGATGGTAAATACATTTTTGACTGTACAAAATCTTATTATACAGTCTAATCAATTTTTAGAAACAAAAACAATTAAAAACAAGTTATGGAATTACACAAGAGTACAGGTACCGGCAAGAAAGATCTATATACCGGTATTGCAAGCATGAGAGTTATTGCTGTTAATCCTACAAAGGAAGAGATGGCAGAAATGTTAGGTTATGACCTGAAGGAAGATGCAAAAGATCAGGTTTATGAAGGTAAGACAGAGAAAGGTGACGATTTTGTTACCCTTAGTTTTTGGTTGGAAGCAGATACTCCAGAAAAGCAGAAATTCAACACTCGTTTCCGTTTAGTAAATAAACCTGTAGTGTCTGAGGGTAGTGGTAAGAAGCAGTGGGTAAACCAGGTAGCAGGTTCTACATGGGTAGATAGTGAAGAGAATTTACCTAGTTGGTTTACAGACTTCCGTGACAAGAATGGTAACCTTATTACTAAAGATGATGATGGTGAGCTTACCGGTAAGAGAAAAGTACGTGAAGCAATACAAGGTGAAGCTAATCTTTATAACTTCCTACGCTCATGGTTTGGCAAAGTAAGTTTCTTCTCTGAAAGGACTAACATACTGTTAGACATCAATAAGATGTTCAGGAACTTTGACAAGTTTGTAGATAATGAGTTTCGTTCTCAGTTGAGGGCAGGTGATGATGCAATGACAACTAATGTAGTAGCCCTTGCTTATGTCTACATTTCTGAGAAAGATGGTGAAACCAAGATGTACCAAAATCTGTATGGTGAGTTTTTGGGGCAGTGGCAGATGAAGAAAGTAAGTTTTGCTTTGTCTACAAATAACTGGGAACTGGACAAAGGTCTAAAGAAGTGGAAAGAGCAGCTTGAAGGTAAGCATGGTTGTGATGGTGCTTTTACACTTACAATGTTGCAACCATTTGATTCTAATAACTATCAGCAAGCAAGTGATGAAATAATCACTGAAGTAACAAATGCTGATGATATAGATTTCTAGTTAAGTTCACAACCTATAGGAGAGGTGTAAAAACCTCTCCTATTTTTTAAATAAGAAAATGAAAAAGTTAGTATATATCCTTGGTGACAATTCAATAATAGAAGAAGAAACAGGAGATGTTGTGATGTATGGTGATGATGTTACACCTGAAGTATTGTCTAATGTTGTAAACATATACAATCAGGGTAAAAGTATAAGTGAGATAGACCAATATCTTCTTGACGAAGAATTGTGTACGCAGGATGAAAGAGAGTTTATTATAGAAAATATCAACAATTACATAAGTATGGAAAATCAAAATCAGAACAACCAGTTCCCAAACAACCTAGATCAGGTAACACCTGAAGCAACAGAAGTAAGTACAGTAATGGCAGGAACTTTTCTTAATCCAGAACCTGTTAAAAAGAAGAATTATCAACGTAGAATGACAGATGGTAAATCACCTGTGTTCAAACCTCAAAGCACTGATGACTTCATCAAGGTAATGCAGGAAAAGATCGAGATGGCCAGGATGCTGGATGCAGTAGTCCTGCCAGAAATACCGGGCTCTATGACTAAAGGTAACCGTGACATCATGGTAGAGTTCCAAAAAGAACATGCAGCCATGGTAGTTAAGTACATGCAGAAGATCCAACAGGCATAATATGCAGCTAACAAAAGAACAATATGATCAGATGGCTCGGGAAATAACCTGGGCCTCTGTTTCTGTATGGGATAATGAGCTACTAGGTTGTGAAGATGGCATCAAACTTGATGACCTCTGGCCAATATTGGACAAGTACTTAAATGTAGAAGAAGATGGTAAAATATCTGATTGAAGTAGAAGTTGATGAGGATAAACTCCGTAGATCAAAAGGCATAGATGTAGGAGAAGAAAATGAGTATGAGGAAAGTATAGAGAGTCTTATTCTTGGTGAAATGGGTTGGGTTGATGATTCAGGTATTTATGTCAGAAAAATAAGAGAGATATCTGCAAAAGAAGATATTAAAACAGTATGGGATTTTGTAACTGCTTATTTTCCTAACTATTACAATAGTGATTTGATTGCTCTTGCTAATGATTTACAAAAAATAATTGACGAAGAAGCAGAGCCGGAAAGTGATGCTCATGATTATTTTGTCAATGAATGTAATGAGAATATGGTAACAGCAAAAGAGCACTATGAAGAAACCCATCGAAGAATCTATGAAATGGCTATTGGTGGATATTTACAATCACTAAAAAATAACGGTTAATGAAAGTATATCATGAAATAGATGTTGATGGTTTGAGCACAATTCTTGCAGAAGAAGCATGGAAAGAAGAAACAGCTAATACTACAGATGAAGACCTGTATGACATAGTTGCTGATAGTTCAGGTGAAGTTAAGAAAGAAGTAAAAGGTTTTTGGGCAAATGAGTTCTTTAATTTAAAGGAAACTTATCTTTATCTAATTGCACAGTATAAAAAACCGGAAGATGGAATTAGCAAAGAAAGAGGAGTTGATCAGCAAGGAGTTTCTATTTAGTAGAATTTCTGATTATGATGTTTACAAATATTACATTGGTGATTTTACTATTGGACAAGTAAGAAAGAGTCCGTTTCGTAAAGATAATAATCCTTCTTTTAGTATCTATATGAAAAATGGTAAACTGCAACATAATGACTTTGCAGATGACCGGTATAGAGGTGATTGTATTGATCTTGTACAGCAGTTGTTTAACCTTGATACAAAGAAAGCAACACAAAAGATTGCCAAAGACTTTGGCATAGCTGAAGGAAAGGATGAATCAGCAAGAATAACATCACAATACACTAAGCCATTTATAGACCAAAAGAGACATGCTTTTATACAGGTAAGTACTAGAGCTTGGAATAAAGCAGATGCAGCCTATTGGGGACAGTTTGGTATCACTAAGGAACAGTTGAAAGAAGAACAAGTCTATCCATTAAAAGAATTGTTTCTTAATAGGATAAGACAAGGCATAGATAAAGATGAGATAGTTTATGCATACAGATATACAGAAGGTTTCAAGATCTATTTTCCAAATAGAGAGAAAACTAAGAAATGGTTGAGTAATATTCCATTAGTGGTTGTAGAGAATCAGCAAGTAATAGATGATGTACAACTTTTATTAATTGTTAAAAGCAAGAAAGACCGGCTTACTCTTTCTAATCTACTTACCGGTATACCAATCATATCAGTACAAAATGAATCAATAGCAGCATATACAGAACAGTTTGTAGAAAGATTGAAAGGTAAGAAAGTGTATATATCTTATGATTCAGATACTGCCGGCAAGAAAGCATCCATTAAAATTACACAGGAGTTTGGTTATTATCATATTAATGTGCCGGATGTATATGTAGAGAGAGATAAAATAAAAGACTGGTCTGACCTTTATAAAGAATACGGCCCAACTCCAATTATAGAACACTTTACACTTAAAGGTTTAATCAAATAATAAAAATGGAAAAGAAGAAGTATAACCTTGGATACAACAGGTACATGAATCAAGTAATTGTTTACAGCACTCCCCAAGATGCTGAAAGAGGTGGTGGTTGGTGGAAAGTAATTGAAGCATATACTTTAGAAGAAGCTAAAAGACAATTACTTATAGAATATAGAGAAGCTCACACAGAACAAGAATAGTTATGAGTATAGATAAAATTGTATGGGTATGTGATACCTGCGGCTCCACTGATGTAGAAGAGAAAGTGTGGAGAAAATGTAATAGTGCAATATGTTCAGGTATGGGAGAGGCTTACTATGAAGATAGCTGGTGTTGTGACTGCGAGAACAACTGTAATATAATATCGCAAGAAGAATATGATAATACTACCAATAGTGCTAATAATGTAAACGAGGAAAAGAATGATAAAGATAGATGAGGATATGGAAATGTTTGAGGAAGATAGTGAAGATAAGTTTGCAGTAGATATTCCTCATGTAGGTAGAATAGATAGTGGTGAATGGACAAATTTAGCAACATTCAAAACTAAGAAAGAGGCAATTGCTTGGGCAATGGAGAAGTTGGGAGCAGATTCCGAGGGAATGATCTGCGTAATAAGTTCATTTTAATAAATAGAAATTATGGAAACTACAGCAGTAGCAGCAATAGCAGAAGTACAATCAACTAAAGAGTTTTTAAAAGCAGTACCTGTACCAGAACAGACATCGTACTATAAACCGGTATCACATAGTCAACTAATGGACTTGACATTAGAGAGCATAGATAAGTGTGGGTTCTTATTAAGAAGTGAACATTATACCCAAAATGCAGGTGGTATGAAAGCTAATGGTAAATATCATCTTGATTACGGCAATGATCCTGATATGTCAATAATGATAGCATGGCAGAATAGCTATAATAAGACATTGAGTATGAAGTTTGCAATTGGGGGCCACGTTTTCATTTGATTTGCAAGTGACCTTATACAGTAATGTATATTGAATAACCCTGTTAATTGCTGGAAACCTAAATCGAGAGATATGGCAATCAGCATCCAAGCCTTGTACAATAACAAGGAAGGTTCAGAGACTATCGAAACTACAACTGAAATATGTTGGAAAGGAGTAGAGTACGCTTCAAGTGAAGTGGAAATGCAGGGGATCCAGAAATGGATCGTGATATAGTCCGATCTTAATAGAAATATTAAGCTATTGTGTAAACCACAATGCCTTATGAATAACGAACATAAGGAAACTAAAGTTGCGAAAATGGAATGGTGAAAGGGGATATTGGTGCATTTAAAAGCAAACATCAGGGAGATATACAGGTTGTAACACCTAAAATCCTTACTGAGTATATCTGCAATGCAGGAGAGACTTTTGAGAAGATGGTTATAGAGAAGAAGAGGATGATGGAGATAGAAGTAAGCAAGAAGACTACTGCAGAGCTATTGGGAAGGATG